TCCCTGGGACGTTGGGGTCAGCATCACATCCTGGATCGCGGTGGGCCTCAACTCCGTGGCCCCCGTGTCTGGACTCGCCGCAGCGACGTTGGGCGGGGTGGACTCCAGCGCCTCAGCCAGGATCCTCAGAGACCCGGGGGGCCAGGTTATGTCGTTGTTGAGTACAAGCATGATATCGGCGTCGATATCGGTGGCCCAGCGGGCTCCGTCATTCCACATCGCGAAGAATGACCAGCCCTCGGCATCGACGATATGCAGATCGTTGAACCTGCCGAGCATCTCGGCGCCTGTACCAGCGAGGGTTCCCCCGTTGTGCCAGACCCCGATACGGTCTACCTCGTCGTACAGCTTGTTCAGGAAACGCACCGTCATATCGACGTGTTCTTCCGTGAAGAACGCGACGGGGACGACTGCGGCGATCAATGATAGGAGGCGATGGTCCGCTTCAGGCCATCCTCGAGCGGCAGGAAGTCGTCGGGGAACCAACCTAAGGGCCGTAGGGTGGTGGGATCGCCTAGGACGATGGAGTGTTCGGCCTCGCCAGGGCGCATCGGGGCATGCTCGATGGTTCCCTCACCCATCAGCTCAACGACAGCCTCAGCGAGTTGGTTGACCGTGGTCTTACGGCCCGTGCCAGCATCCATAACCGATTCGTAGACGCCGTGGTCACGTTCTAAGGCCCTGACGAGAATCTCAGCCACATCCTCAACCCAGATCATGTCCATGATCTGCTCACCGTCGCCGAAGATGACGATGGGCCGGCCCTCGAGGACGGGGATGATGAGGTTCGGCATGATCTTCTTGACGGGGTAAGCCTTCTGTCTAGGCCCGTAGACGTTCAAACCACGAATAAGGGCTATCTTGGTGCCCCATTCCTTGTTCGCCATGAGGGCGAAGCGCTCTGCGGCCTTCTTGGTGATCGAGTAGGGGTTCCACATCCAATGGTTCGCAGCGGCGATGTTGACGGCGGGGACTTCATATCGGCGGATCGCTTTGAAGACGTTGAGTCCACCGAGGATGTTGGTCTCGATAGCGGGGAGGGGGTCGTCCACCGTCTCCTGGGTTCCCAGGACACCAGCTAGGTGCATCACAGCATCCGAAGTGCTCACCGCGAGGTCGATGGCTGATGCGTCTCTGATATCACCGAGGATGTCGCACTCACGGGTCACACCGAAGGTGATCGGCTCGTGTCCGTGGTCTTGCAGTGCCTCGCAGGTGTACTTGCCTATGAACCCTGTCCCGCCGGTAACGAGTACCCGCACTCATATCCTCCTTAGCCATCCGCCGGGATTCATCCCGAGCATGAAGCGTTCACATGTCCGGTCTGGGGAGAAGTGGCTGTCGCGTTCTAGGAACCGCTCCACGGCTACGCCGGGGCCTCCATTGGGGTAGAACTCCGCATCGATCCCGTACACATCTACTGCGGTGTCTTCGACGACCAGGTAAGAACCAGGCGTGACCAGTGAGGCATACGCCTCTAGTTCGGCCTCCACATGTAGGGCATCGTGGTCCGAATCTAGGGTGACGAGGCAGCTTCTGCCCCTGACTAGCTCATACACCCGCGCAATAACATCCGGGGCGGTACTCGAGCCGGTGATCCAATGGACCCGCTCGTCTCGCCTCTCTGGCTGTACGGGGTCGATGCTGACTACCTCGGCGTAGTCCGCGAACCATGCGGCCGAGCCACCCTCTGCACTTCCTGTCTCTACGATAACTGCGGGCTGAACCCTCTCGAGGAGTTCCTTGTAGGCCCACAGATCTGTCGGGTACTTGACGATACATCGGCCCTCTGAGTCGAAGAGCGTCTGCCAGACACGTGATGCATAGAAGGCCCTATTGGCGTCGGGCCACAGACCCTTTAGCGCGTCTCTTTTGGGGCCTCAGCCTTCTCGGCACGCTTGGCTGGGGCGGCCGGCTTCCAGCCCTTCCATTTCAGTTGAGCCCTGACACCGTTCGCGTTTACCTCGTCCCCCATCGCTTCATACGCTGCGAGCTCCCGTAGCAGCGCCTCGATAATTGTTTCGTCGTCTGGCATGTCTCTCCTTCCTGGGGCTGGGGGGGCCGAAGCCCCCCCTCCTTGATAGTCCCCAGTTCCTATCCGACCTAGAAGGTCGGAGTCTTGAGGCCAGTACCACCGATGATCGACGTACCCTTGACGTACCGAGCGAACGTGAACGCGAAGTACCCGTAGGCGTAGATCTTCACGTTCAAGTTGTCCGACAGGGATGAGATATCGACCGTAACCGTAGGAGCCCCAACCTCGAACAGAAGCTGGTCTTCCCTGCGGGTCACGATGATCGTGTCCTGGTCAGTCGAAACACCAAGGTTCACCGGGATGTTAGCGTCGACCACGACGGGGAGGCCCTGGATCAATCCAACCAGGCCCGCCGGGACCGTTCCATCACCAATCGACATCGCGTTCCAGGCACTCTGGGCAGCGGGTGCATCTGGCACAACCAGCGGACGCCCTGATGTATCAACCGCACCGAGGAGGGAACCCCAGCGTCGGGGAGCCATCACGATGAGGCTTGGGGCCGCGAAGCGGTTCGTCCAGATCTGCTGCACAGCATCTGCGATCTTCGGATACAGGGTCGCAGCCGTCGGTGTCGCCTGTGTGTAGGTGACGGCGTTGGTGCCCGACAGGACCGTGATCCCGTTGGTGGCCTGTGTGAGCAACTGTGTGTCCAGCTGCTTCGCATAGTCCGCCGAGAGATCCTGGCCGATGACGGTATCCGTAGCGGGGTCAGAACGCTCCAGCAACTGCCTGGACACGATCTGCTTACCAGCAACGGTGTTCACCGTGAACGCCAGGTAGTCGGTGACTGCCGAACCATCCTGGATCGTCGTTGTTTCAGTGGCCTGCACCGCCGTCACCGTACCCGTGGTAACTCGGGGCACGTTGAACGTCATACCCGTCTCGGGGAGAGCCCGCGGCCCGAGCGCATCGGCAAAGGGCCGAGACGACCGAGCGAACGCTGCGAGCTCGTCGAGGAGGTACTGCGGCGGAACGAGGCCGGGCCCACCAGTGCCGGTGGTGATCGCACCACGTTGCTCAGATGCGATCTCTCGGGCGTGTCGGGCAAGCCGTGTCTCGGCGGCAATGTCGCCCGCCTGCTTGAGGAACGTGTCCCGGAAGAAACTCCGGAAGGTTCCATCGGCCTCTCGAACACCCTTGGCGTACGTGCGGGGCTCTTCCCCCACCTTGACCTCGGCACGCGGAACATCGTTAAGCGCCTTGTTCATGCGCTCGATCCGGGCGATATCCCCGGCCAGTTTCGCTACCTCAGCCTCCTTCTCTGAAAACTTGGATTCCAGGTCTTCCCGCGTCTCCTTGCTCGAGTCCGGCCCGAGGCCCTGGAGGGCCGCATTATGCCGTTCGAACGCTAGCTGAGCATCAGCGAGATCGCTCTGGAGCTCCTCAAGCGTCTTCAGTCCGCTCATGGAGTTTCCCTAGCCTTTCTGCTGTCTTGTCGAGGGTGGCTCGATATGCAGCGGTTTTTCTCTCCATGGCCGCCCACCACATAGCGAACTCCTCGTCAGTCTCTGCGGAGCGTGGCTCCGCTTCGTCTCCCTGGCCCCCTTCTGGAGCGACCAGCGCGGCCTCCACCTCTTCAGGTGGACGACCTGTGACCTTGGCTAGTGAACGAACCGCAGCCAAGCTCGTTTGTGGGTAGGCTCCCTGCGCCGTAACAGTCACGTCGTAGAGCCCCCCAATGTTGTTGATAGTTCGCATCACGTTGCCATCATCGTCTGCGGCGAACTCATCCCCGCCTTCGGCAACGTTGAATGCGAACGATCCTTGATTAATATCGCCCCGCTCGAGGGCGGTGCGAAGGTCTTTGGCCCATGTGTAGTTGCCTACCTGGGCGTCGATGAGAAGGCCGGTGTCGTCTGAGGACAGGTGAAGGGTGTTGTTCTTCGTCCTGGCAGCTACATAGCGCGTATCGTGGTCCCAGGTGAGGTGAACATCCGGGTTGGTGGTGAGCACCTCATCGAAGGCGCCGGGGGCGATCTGTTCGCGGAATCCGCCTAGATCGTGTGAGGTCTGGTTATAGACGGCGGCATAGCCCCGAAGCGTGAATCCCTCATTGGGCCGGCCAGAATGGCGGATTTCGAGTCCCTCAAGGCCCAGGACGCGAATCTCGCGGTCTTGGTCATTCATTCGCATCTCCCTGTGCTGTGACGAGGTTCGGTGCCCCGCCAACCGGTGTCTGCTGTAGCTCGTCGCCGCCCTCCTTGGGGGGCAGGTTTTCCTTCTCTCGAGCCTCGTTCTGCGTGTAAACGCCGGCCTGGATAGCATCGACGTAAGCCGACATCCGCACCGTGAAGCTCGGACGAAGGACTGCGGCGGTCATGAATTCGGGGAACAGATTGCCTCCCGATGGGAACAGATCGGCGTCGTTCATCAATGCCATCTCTATCCGGCGGATGCGCGGTCCTAGATCGGCCTGAAGGAACCTATCGAAGTCATTCTCCGGGCTCGTGATCTGACCGGAGTTACCGGGGACGATCCCCAACATCCCTGGTGTGACCCGCATGATGCGGGCGATCTCCTCAGCAGAGAAGCGCTGGGTTTCAATGTATTGCGCATCACGCTGCGACATACCCGTAGAGATCCAGCCAGCGCCATTCCCGAGCATCCCGGGCCTGTGAGCGTTGCTTAGGCCCCCATGGCGCTGCTGCCATTCGGCAGCGAATCGGTCAAGGTCTTCCTGGTTAGCCGGTCCGGGGATCGTGATGAACCCTGGCACGCTCGTCCCGTTCGAGTAGAACTGTGATGAATAGTCTCTAGCGGCGAGGGCAGCACCGATGGTTTCCCGATACAGCGTGATCAGTGAGACGCCTAGGTCGGCCCCGGGGGTTATCGCCCAACCCCGGATATGCAAGATCTGGCTCGCCGACACCCGCTCAGACTGGCCCCGGCGGCGAAGTTCGTAGTATTTCCGTCCCTGGTCATCACGCTTGAGGAACACGTCTGCGGGGTTGATCACGAACAGTTGGAGGTCGGCTTCGTCCTGGACCGGTCGGCGGGCGAAGGCTTTCCAGATGTAGGCGTTGCCGTCAGTCTCGATTGAAGTGGCAACGTCCTGCCAGAAGGTATAGGCCGATTGGTCCTCGTTCGGGGTCTCGTTCAGGCGGAACCACTGCCATGCGCTCCGCGCTTCGACCACTTCCGGCTTTTCGCCGCGGTAGACCTTGAGCGGCATCATGCCAATGGTCTCTGTTACCAGCTTGAGCGCCGCGCCGGCAGTGGATAGACCAACCGTGTTCGCGGTGTCCACATAGGGGCCGGCGGAACTCCAATAGGGCGTCCGCTGGGGGATCTCCCACCCTGAGAGCCAATCTCGCTCTTCTACAACCTTCTTCTTGCGCGAAAACAGCCCCATCAGAGCGCCCAATAGCTCGGGACATCGAACGTCCCGCTTGCTTCATGAACCGCGAGGGCCATGGCGATGAGGGCTCGAGTCTGTTCGGTCGCCACTAAGCGCCACCCCTGTTCTGTCTCTTTGGTCTGGCCGGCGAGCACCTCGCGCCTCAGGGCGTCATCACCGTCGTGGACGATCAGTTGCGCGGCGATGAGCCTCCACAGCGTTGCGGTGGCCTCTGCGTACCGTGGGGGCGTCTGGGGGGCCTCCTGCATCGGTATTCCGGCCTGTTGGAGGATCTCAGCCGACCGCATGAACTGTTTCGGGTCGTAAAGGACCGCCCTGACGGTGTATTGCTCCGCTAGACGGCGGATCGTCCACTCGATGCCCTCGAGGGACAACCGGCCCTGTTCGGGGGCGGGGATGACTCTCGCCCCAACCGCGACTTTCCCGTCCGGTCTGGGTGATGCGAGTGCGATCCCCGCCCCACGTCCGATCCTGACGGCCACGAAGACCGAATCCCCGTCTGAAAGCCCTCCAACATCGACTTGGAGCCGATCCCAGTCCTCATCCGACAACCAGGGCTGTTGGGCGAGTGTCCAGATCCCACAGGCCCCTCTTAGCCATTCGGGCCAGATGAGCCCCGGAGACTCAAGCCACTCCTTCAGGGCCTCTTTGCTGACGTGTTTGAGCGGGTTGGCCTTCTTGACCAGCGTGACGTTCTTCACATCGTCGCGGTCGCCCAAACACCACTCGAAGAACTCCATGGAGCCCACCCGAGCGTGGTTCATCATGCTTTTTCGGGTGAATGAGTCGTGTTCGTGGGCCTTCAGGCGGATCTGAGCGAGGAATGAGTCCTCGTCCCAGCCGGCGTTCGAAATAGTCACCATCTGGGCGTTTCGCTTCTTCAGCCGCCCTCGGAACATGTTGTAGAGGAATCCGTCAGGATGAGCCTGGAGCTCGTCCACCAGAACCAATGTCGGAATTGCGCCCGAGTTCTTCTTCACATCGGCGGAAATGACCCGAATCCGCCCTAAGGGCTTGCGATTCGGCCCCTGACCCTTGTGGTAGATGGCCCTGATGCCTCTTTTGGGGTCCAGGGGCAGTCCTGGGGCATCTGGGTCCTCAGGCTCGATGAAACTCACCATTTGGTCGAAAATGATGCCCGCCTGGTCCGCCGCACTCGCTGCGACGATGCATTCGGCCCGATCCGTCGTCAGCATGTGATGAAGCCCCAGGGCGGCTAAAAGCGTGGATTTGGCGTTCCCGAAGGGCAAAATGACCACTATTTCGCGGATCCCGTCGAAATAGGCCTTCATGATCCGCTTCTGGAACGGCTCGAGGATCAAAGGCTCCCCGGTGTCCAGGATGAGCGTTTTGCAGAAATCTACGAAGCCTTGGAATCCTGGGCGGAAAATCGCTGGCTGGCCGGCTGGG